TTCCTGTACTTCATCCCATAATACTTTGAACAGTGCTTATATGCAGCCCGTAGTGACTGTTGGGTGGATATTCCCAACTTTGGCATCTTGATTTTTGACCAACGCTGAAAAAGGGTGGCAAGCGTCACTTTTTCCCGGTCAATATCCCACGGGTTATTGTTGTATTGTGCAAGCAGGATGTTCCCTTTTTCTTCTGTTTCTTCATACCCAATAGGTACTTGCCGGGACTGCCCGGCTTCATCGTAAATAGTCACTTTCACAATCCACGGTTTTGACCGCTTCCCGGAAAGTTTGGTCACACATCCGTAGCCGTTCGGGTTTCGTTTTCCCATTATTCATCATTCCTTTCTGATTGAAAAATCAGGAATGAAATGATATAATTATCTTTGCATAGTCCAAATCATTTCATTCCTTTGGTTTGGTCTTTAGACCCTGACCGCTGCAACGGTTGGGGTCATTTTTTTTGTTACGGTTGGTTACGGTTTCAGTTACGGTTGAAAAGCCTTATTTTCTGCCGTGGTTACTGTTGGTTACGGTTCAGCGTAAATTCTTTATTATTTACAATTTCAGTATCATTCATAGAGTAGATAAAAAGTAAAAATATAAGAATATAGACAACAACCGTAACCGTAACCGAACCGTAACCCATTGAAAAATAAGGCTTTCCGGGCATTTTAGGGGTAATTTTAACCGTAACCGAAGCGTAACTGAACCGTAGCGAAAAGGGAAAATAAGCAGAAAGCGAGGATATAAAGACTGATGAAGGAACGGCAGGAATTATCTGCAAGGTGCTATTTAGGGCAGTTGCAGGAACTTGATACAAAAATCAATCAGAACATAGAGCGGTTAGAGGAAATGAAGTTGCAGGCAACCAGTACCGGGGCAATCAGCTATGATGAACGTGTGCAGACTTCTATGAAAGGTGATAAATTGTGCAACGATGTGACCCGGTATGTTGCTTTCAATGAGGAAATCAATGCAGAAATTGACAGTTTTGTTGATGCAAAGAATCAGATCATCGGTGAGATCAGGGGGCTGCACAACGTGAACTATATGCAGGTGCTTTTCAAGGTGTATGTGCAATTCAAGCCTTTGAAGATCGCAGCGTCAGAAATGGGGAAATCATATTCCTATGCTATCGAACTGCACAAAAAAGCCCTGACAGCGTTTGAAGAAACATATAAAAACCTGTCATATCTGACATAAAACCCATTATAAAATATTTTACTTGTTTCCGTAGGTGTGCTACATTTTAAATTGATGAAGTAGGTTGCAGATAATTTTATAAATTATCTGCAATCTTTTATTTTGTTTACTGTCTGACCGTGCAAGGGTGCTTTATAACCGGACTTTTCACCCGGTGAACCTCCTACCTTGCACGGTTTTTGTTGAAAGAAGGTGTTGCAGGATGGCATTGACAGAAAAACAGAAACAGTTTGTTGAAGAATATTTGATTGACCTGAATGCGACACAGGCTGCAATCAGAGCAGGATATTCACCCAACACAGCAGAACAGGCAGCTTCAAGGTTGTTAAGTTTTGTTAAGGTTCAAAATGCTATTGCCGTTGAAATGGCTGATAGGTCAAAAAGAACAGGGGTGAACCAAGATAGAGTTATTCAGGAACTTGCTAAAATTGCCTTTGCGAATATCACCAACATTGCTGATGAAAATGCAGCATTGAAAACAGATGCTGATGAAGCTGACCTTGCTGCTGTTGAATCGGTAAAGGTAAAAACAATTCCAACAAAAAGTGGTGATGCAGGTGTTGAAAGAGAAATCAAACTTGCTTCCAAATTGAAAGCCCTTGAATTACTTGGGAAGCATTTGGGAATGTGGAATGATAAACTGGATGTAAACCTGAATGTTCCTGTTGTCTTTGAGGGGGAATCTGACCTTGAAGAATGAAGAAGTTTTGAAAATCTATCTTCCGGCTATTGTCGGAAAGGGGTATAAAAAATTTTGGAATTTTAAGGGAAGATACAGGGTTGTAAAAGGAAGTCGAGCATCCAAGAAATCAAAAACGGCTGCTTTGTGGTTCATTTACAATCTGATGAAATATCCTGATGCAAATTTGCTTGTAATCAGAAAAACCTTCCGAACTTTGAAAGATAGCTGCTTTACAGAATTGAAATGGGCTGCAAAGCGGTTGAAGGTTGAACATCTTTGGAACTTCACAGAAAGCCCACTTGAAGCAGAATACATTCCAACAGGTCAGAAGATATATTTCAGGGGTTTGGATGACCCCTTGAAAGTAACATCTGTAACCGTTGATGTGGGCTGCTTATGTTGGATGTGGATTGAAGAAGCCTATGAGATAATGAACGAAGCTGATTTTGATACATTGGATGAATCAATTCGTGGTGCTATCCCGGAAGGTTCAAAGCTGTTCAAACAGGTTACTTTCACTTTCAACCCTTGGAATGAAAGGCATTGGCTGAAAAAGCGGTTTTTCGATAACCCGGATGATGAAACCCTTGCACTGACAACCAATTATTTGTGCAATGAATGGTTGGATGCTGCTGATAAGAAGGTTTTTGAAACCATGAAGAAAAACAACCCAAGGCGGTATGCAGTAGCCGGGTTAGGTGGTTGGGGTATCGTTGATGGGCTTGTATATGAAAACTGGAAAGAACAGGATTTTGAACTGATTTCAAAGAAGGATTATCTGAAACTGGATGATGCTGAAAAGAAATCAAAAAACTATGTGTTCCGGGAAGATGTAGAATCAGCCTTTGGTTTGGATTTTGGTTATACAAATGACCCATCCGCTTTGTTTTGTGGGTTTATTGATATTCAGCACAAGAAAATCTATGTTTGGGATGAAATGTATGAAAAGGGGTTATCCAATAAGCGTATTTTTGAAGAAGTAACTTCAATGGGATACGCAAAAGAACGGATAACTGCTGATTCTGCTGAACCAAAATCTATTGATGAATTGCGTGGGCTTGGATTGAGAATATCCGGGGCTGCTAAAGGAAAGGATTCAATCAATAATGGTATTCAATTCATCCAAGATTTTGAAATTATCATTCATCCCCGGTGTTTAAATTTCTTAACCGAAATCAGCAATTACACTTGGGATAAGGATAAGTTTGGTGCAAAGCTGAATAAACCCATTGATGATTTTAACCATTTGATGGATGCAATGCGTTATGCTTTGGAACGCTTCATTCATGGTGGCAGATGGCTTTTTTAGTATCGTATTAGTAACAAATCCCCCGGAAAGTTTTGATTTTCCGGGATTTTGAATTTATTGAACAATGAAAGGGGTGAGAAAATGCTGACAGAACAGGAAATATTGAACCTGATTAGTGAAGATGCAAGTTCGGAAAAGAAACGGTTTGCAAAAATGGGTCAAAAGTATTATGAAGGTGAACATGATATTTTGAATTATCAGATTTACTATTATGATGCTGATGGTCAGTTGAAACTTGACAAGTTCAAAAGCAATATCAGAATCAGTCACCCCTTCTTTACGGAATTGGTTGACCAACAGGTTCAATATATGCTTTCCGGGGATGGAAATATTATCAGGTCGGATATTCCTGAATTACAGGATATGCTTGATGATTATTTCAATGATGATTTCTATTCAGAGGTTTATGAACTTCTGATTGGCTGCATTTCCAAGGGCTTTGAATATATGTATGCTGTAACGGATGCAGACGGAAAGACCCGGTTTGAATGTGCTGATTCTATCGGTGTTGTGGAAGTCAGGGCAAAAGATACTGATGATGGATGTGAATATTTCATCTTTTGGTACATTGACCGTATCGACAAAGGGCAAAAGAAAATCAAACGTATTCAGGTATGGGATAAGGAACAGATTTATTTCTATGTTCAGGTGGAAGAAGGGAAAATTAAACCTGATGATTCAGTTGAACAGAATCCAAGACCACATACAGTTTACACAGATGAAAAGGGTAATCAGTATGGTAAGGGTTTTGGTTTTATCCCATTTTGGCGGTTGGATAATGGTAGAAAGCAGTTCAGCGGTATCAAGCCAATTAAAAGCCTGATTGATGATTATGATTTGATGGCTTGCAGCCTGTCAAACAATCTGCAAGATTTTACAGATGCCCTATATGTGGTATCCGGCTTTCAGGGCGGTAACCTTGATGAAATGATTCAGAATATCAAGGCAAAAAAGCATATTGGTGTTGATAATGGGGGAACAGTTGACATTAAAACCGTTGATATTCCCTATCAGGCAAGGGTTTCTAAATTGGAACTGGATGAAAAGAACATATACCGCTTTGGTATGGGCTTCAATTCAGCACAATTAGGTGATGGAAACATTACCAATATTGTTATCAAGTCAAGATATGCGTTGCTTGACCTGAAATGTAACAAATTGGAAATCCGGCTGAAACAATTTTTCCGCAAACTGTTGAAGGTGGTACTTGATGAAATTAACACTTCTAATGATACAGATTATCAGATGAAGGATGTTTATTTTGTCTTTGACCGGGAAGTAATGACCAATGCACAGGATAACGCACAAATTGAATACACAGATGCACAAAAGCAGCAGGTTCAGATTAACACTATTCTTTCATTGAACACAATTTTGGATGATGAAACCATCATTCAGACCATTTGTGAAATTTTAGATATTGATTATGAAGAAATCAAGTCAAAACTTCCAACAGATGAAGAAAAGGATGCTGAACAGACGGTGAACACCTTGAACAATATTGTTCCTGATGATGAAGGTGGTGTTGCTGATGAATAAACGGCAGCTTGAAGTTCAGAAAGCCAATGCAGCAGAAGAACAAAAGGTTATCCGTCAACTGAAACAGGTGTACAACCAAGCCAAAAAAGATTGTGAAGCCAAAATTGCTGAATTGAACAGCCGGACGGATATGCAAAACCTTCAAGCTATCGTTTATCAAAAGCAGTATCAGGAAGCGTTGAAGAAACAGATTGAAGGTATTCTTGACACGCTGCAAAGCAATCAGTTCAACACAATCACTGAATACCTTGGAACTTCCTATGAAAATGGTTTTCTTGGTGCGTTGTATGACTTGCAAGGGCAAGGAATACCGCTAATTATCCCGATTGACCAATCACAGGTTGTTCAGGCTTTGCAAACAGATAGCAAGATTTCAACAAATATGTATACCCGGCTTGGGGAAGATGTAACCTATTTGAAGAAATCAATCAAAGCTGAACTTTCAAGGGGTACAGCCAATGGTTCAAGTTGGTTGGAAATAGCAACCAAGATTGCAACAGGCATGAACAGCCCCTTCAATAAAGCCTTGAATAATTCTTTGCGGATTGCAAGAACAGAAGGTCACCGGATACAGCAACAAGCCCAATGGAATACACTTCAAACAGCCAAAGAAAAAGGGGCTGATGTGGTCAAACAATGGGATTCAACCCTTGATGATAGAACAAGGTCAGACCACAAAATTCTTGATGGTCAGATAAGGGAATTGGATGATTATTTTGAAGTGGGTGGGTACAAAGCTATGTATCCCGGTTCTTTTGGGGTTGCAAGTGAAGATATTCATTGTCGGTGCTGTATGCTGCAAAGGGCAAAATGGGCTTTGGATGAAGATGAACTTCATACCTTGGAAGAAAGGGCTGCTTATTTTGGTTTAGACAAAAGCGGTAATTTTCAAGAATTTAAAGATAAATACTTGAAACTTCCACAAAATGCAGATACAATGGAATTGACCGATAATGAAACAGTAAAACAGTTCAAGGAAATCTTCAAAAAGTTGGGTGT